CCTGAGTAGCCTTTGTCTGCATAGCACTCGGGTTGTAGCGAGGGTCACAGCCCACGACTACTGGCGAACCAGTGGAGCCCACGTTCACAGAGACGAAGGAAGCAGCCTGTGCGGTCACTGTAGCCCCTGCCATGGCTCTGTCCTGTAGGTAGGTCGTCACCACGTCCAGAAGGCCCTGAGTGGGCACTGTATTGCCTACAGCAGTGATGTACACCGTGACATTCGTGTAGGTGTTGGCTACTGCATTGGCCTGAGACACAGAGGATACTCCGAGTGCCAGATTACCGAAGTCCTTCAGCGTGACAGCACGATCCTGTGTGCGGTAAGCACGAGGAGCGTTGACACGGATCTGGTCAATGGATTCCGCATTCGCTCCACCTGTCATAGCAGTGGAGGAAGACACGGAAACTCCGATAAGAGGTGTGGCGATATCCACAATCTGATTCGATGCCAAGTTTCCGACAGTTCCTCCACCCACACGGTACGCCGCGTAGATGTTCAAACCTGACGGAGGTACTGCACCATTGATGTCATCACCAAATGAAATGGTGACCACACCGTTCTCATCCGTTGTCTGAGACCAGGCTGTGTCAGTACCCACGGCGTCCATCAGTGTGGATACCTCAAACCATGGCACAAGAGGCTCTACGTCATTGACAAGAGCTGCCGGATTGTAAGCAGGATTGTCAAGGTATACCGCTACAGATCCACCGATAACCGGATTGTTTGCCAGAGTGTATTCCTGAAGAATAGCTCCACTGGAAGTCCCCAGAGGCTCTACAAGGAGCGTGTAGTCATTCCCGGTAGGCTTTCCCATGGTGAACGCTACAGAGCCCTGTGTCTCTCCTTGGATGACCTGTACAGATGCTGTTCCTCCTGAGGCTGGAACGCTTACGTCGTCCACGGTCTCAAAGATGATAGGCGCATTCAGAGACGCCACGTACTGTGTCGTCACCTGCGTACCCATAGGCACAACTACCGCAGTACTCTGTGTCTCGTCAGTCTCAAAGGTCACAGTACCAGTAGCCGCGATAGGCTGTCCAGGTGTGTAGCCAAGTAGCTGAGCCAAACGGATTACAGAAGCAAGCTGAGTAGCAGTACCAATGTAAGCCTCAGCAGCAGCGCGGTCGCCATAATAGGAGAGCACGTCCATCTCACGAGAGAAGGACTCAAGGAGCATCATCTCAAGGGAGCCAGGATTCTGGTTGGTCCATTCAGGGAATGCCACTGTAGCGTATTCCAGCATGGAATCCAGGAAGCCCTGATAGTCCTTGGAAGTGTAGTCAATACTGATTCCTGGTGTAACACTAGCCATTTGCAGGAACCTCCACTACTGTTCCACCCGTCTTGATAACCGCAGCATCCGAAACTCTACGCACAGGAGAAGCCTGGAGAGTAGGAGCGAAGTCGATTTCCAACGAAGCAATCCCGTCATTAGTCTGATTGGTAACTGGGGTAATAGACGTGACTTCTGTACCTGGCTCATAAGCAGCCATTTGTGTAGTCACGCGCTGTCTTAGTTCAGCGTCCACCAGGTTCTCATCCACACCGAACAGCAGACGGGACAAAGGGATTCCCATGTCAGCGCGCATAGCACGCTGTCCAGGCTCTGTACCCACCAGTGCACGGATACGGTGTGAGGTCTGTACATCGACATTCGTCTCGGTGGACACCGCACCGGTTTCCATTACGGTGAATGGAATAGTCATTTGTGTTCCCACGAACATCTCCTAAACCGTGTAGCGGACATTGTTAAGGCTGACCCAAAGGGTTTCCACAGAAGCAGACCCGACCAGTACACAGCTTCCATCATTGTTGAAGTCAATCTTGATAGAAGGTGTCGTACCTCCGAAGTAGTTCTGTGCTGTTGATACCACTCTCTTTGCTGGTGGAATCAAATCATCATTCGTAAAGGTTTCGAATTCCCCACCATTAGGCATGACGTATGAGCCTGCCGAACCAGATTGGTTGACGTTCATACCGCCACGCCATTCTACCCAGCGCTGACCTCCCACAGTGTAGGTAGTCCACTGGACGTTTCCCTGGCTGTTTCCATTGTGTGTGAAGCCAGTAGCCAGGGAAGCTGTGGTCCACGTGATCTGCTCATCCTTTGAAGAAGGAATGTACAGAGGCTTGTTGATGTATCCGCCATTGAACATGACCCACACAACACTGCTCACAGTAGGAACGGGGAGCGCAGAATTGACAGATTCAGCCCAGTCCAATTCTGCGTTCCCCGCAACCTGTGGAACCTTGATACGGACCCTTTTTCTATTGGAAGGGTCCTTTGTGTTTGTCACAATAGCGCGATAAACCCCATAAAGGTCATCTTGCATTTGACTGCGCTCCCAGATTGGTAGACTTCCACACACCATTGATCAGCTTGGCTCCCACTTGCTGTGTCGATGGTGACAAAGCATTCGGGGATGAGAAGTTGATGGTGTAAGACTGATTGCGCAGTACCTTCATTTCGATATGGTACTTACCACTGGCGACGTTACCTGACTTGGGTGGCATGTACAGCTTGTGTGTAGCTGACTTCACCAACCACAGTCCCGCATTGTCTTCAGGAACTCCCTGCCCTACGAATTCCACCAGCGAATTCGGCTTGACCCGTGAGTCTCCCCATACACACGCTTCGGCCGTAGTCCAGAACTGGTTTCTCTGCGAAGCAGAGTCTAGTCTCTGAACCGCCTCAGCGTATGAGTCCACTGGATAACGACGCTCGTACTTGGACAGGATAGGAGCCTTGGGAATCGACGTGAACGCCTCGTACAAGGCATACTGCTGGTTGGCGTCGATAACTCTGCCTGTCAGAGGATTGATACCCGTAACAGACCTCTTAGCCACCAGCGTCTCCGCAGTTGTCGTACCCACACTGGGCTTGAACTCTTCCAGCGTGTCCTTGATGCCCGGAGTATTCAGTGCCCAGAATTGCGGAATGTTTCGCAACGTATTCTGTGACATCAGAATGTTGGGATCAACGAAGTACAGGTCTGTGTTCTCAACGTAAAAACGATATCCAATTTCACGAGCCAGTTCACGAAGGAACTGGAAGTCACTGGAGTTCTGTAGTCGATAGTTGTACACAGAGTTGTACGGATGGATGATTCCTCTCAGGCCATTCTTTACTGCAATAGCAGAAGCAATAGCCGAAGGGCTTCTGTTCTTCCATGCGGTATTAACAGTGGACTGCATTGGCAGGCTTGTACCTACGATGGTGTACTGCACTCTGGTATTAAGCATACCCGAATACAGCTTGTCAGTGGTAGTCTTCAGGATCTTGTATGACGCTACATACCCCAGAAAGTCTGTGGTGTAGCTAGGGTACATCCCGTACGTAATACGCACTGGGGTGTTCTCACGTAGGTAGGTCCATCTATTGGTGGCTTTCGTATTTCGAATAGCAGCACCTCGTCCCAGATACTGTACATCTAGTAGTGCAATCGTGTGCTTGTCCGTCTCCTGAATGATTTGGAGGTCAGAAGCATAGTAGCCAAGAGCCTTGCCATTGACCTCCACACCGAAGAACGGACTAGCCTTGATCTTGCTAGACACTAGGAACCCTCACCTTCGTACCTCTCGGCAAGTCGTTCCAGAACATGATCTCTGGATTCGCGTCAGCAATAACCCACCACGCCTGCTCATCTCCATAGGCAGACCATGCCAGATATTCGATCTGGTCTCCGTCCTGCCAGACGTATGTGCTGTAGTTGATACGCTGCTCGTCAGGAGGGGTGATGACAATGGTAGGACGTACCTTACCGTCGATGTCTACCGCCACGATCTTGTTGGATGCGTAGCGGCTATTCGTGTCGATAGCCATTAGCCCTCACTTCCCTTACGGTCTGCGAATACGGTGAAGCCGATATCAATAGCACAGCGCACAGGCACCATCTGCTGAGAGAAGTGCGTGTACGTCACACCTAGGGACGTGATGATCCCGAAGTAGTGAAGACCACCAGGAGATCCGTAACCGAAGTACAGGTCCATAGGCACGGCAGCCATAGGACCCTGCACAACCATATTGGAACTCTTTCCTCCACGGACTCCGGGCACTTCCTGCTTGGTGTTGATTCCGCACAGGTTAAAGAATGCATTGGTGTCCACGGAGCATCCAAAGGTACCCACGTCTGTGGTCTGGTACTTGGAGTCCCACATCTCAAACGTTCTGTCGAACAGCAGAGCAAACCCTACCGTCGTATTCAGAGCCGTCTGATAGTCTCCTGTGTCTCCAGGTACGCGTGCGTAGTCTGGGAAGACCTGGTTGTTCAGGTCAATGGAGCGGGACTCCGTAATGGTGGAAGGGTTGTACAGGAAGTTCACCTTGTACTTGAAGTTGTCCCTCTCAGTTCTCGCCACCATTGCTCCACGATAGAGCGTAGAGTCCCTTGTCCCACCGTAGCCCTGCGATACCTGACGCATAGGAATGTTGAGAATACGTGGATCGAACTTAGGATTCTCAACAATGTTGTAGCCAGGCTGTGCCTTCAAAGACCATTCTTGCCCGGCAATTGGAAGTGT